TACTGCGGTAAATCCAAAATCAAATGCGTCTATATCTATACTCATATTTGTTCCTCTTTCTTATATTTATAATGTCTAGGAATCACTTTTGTTTTATCTTTATGTATTTTAGACATTGCGTGTTTTGGTGTTTCTTTACGCACAAATATCTTATCCCAAGCTTTTTCAAATTGTTCTTGGCTAACTATTCGTGGTCTACGCTTCGATCCCTTTCCTGACAAGTTTAACTCCTCTTTTTTGCAAAATGTTTCTAAACTTTTGTTTGTGTTTAGGTTTTGCTTTATTTAATTCTTCAATCATTTGTTCGTTAGACAATGTATGAATATAATAGTTAATAATAGAAACCTTTTTGGTTTGTCTATCTATTTTCTTTTCTGTCTTTTTGTATTTTGCTGGCATTATTTCACCTTTTTAATTCTACCTTTATCATCTGCTTTCCACGCTTCAAAGTCTACATCACTATAATCAGATTGTAAATTTAATAATGCTTTTAAGTTCGACGCGTCGTCGTCAAATAATCTAATTCTTTTATAATCACCGGTATCTAAGAACTTACGAAAGATTTGTTCTTTCGCAGAAGCACTAGAACCACCTATGTTTCCTGCTCGATGTATATGTGCTTTGTCAATATCAATCCCATGCGATCTAAATGTATTTAAGAATAATTCTTTATCATCCATATCTGCACGTGCTGTGACTATCACTACATCTGAACCTTTTTTAACAGCATTCTTTAAGATAGCTTTAAACTTTTGTATCATTCGACCAATTGGCATTGCAGTTTTATTAAAAAGGTCTGCAGATTTAAATTGACCAAAATCGTATGATTCTCCTTTCCCTAAAGTATATGTGTTAAATGCTTTAGGTGGTAATATCTTAATTACCTTTCCATTCTTTATAACTTGTACTCTTGCTTTTGTTTTAAACATAGTATCGTCAATATCAAAGATTGTTAAACCTTTGTTATTCTCGGATATATATTGTTTAAATTGCTGCATAGTAGTATTATACCATAAAAAATGATATTTGTAAACTACTATTTATGTTAAAAGTGTTTTCTAATTGTCTCTATTTTATCGTCAGCTTCTGCTATTTTAGCAACTTGCGTTTCGATAGCTTCAACAATATCTGGATGTTCGCCAATACCAGCAGCATTACTTTTATAAACTTCGATGTTTGCTTTTGCAATAGCAATCTCACCTTCTAGTTTTAAAATCAAAGCTTCCAATAATGGACCTACATAACTATGACCGCTCATTTGTTTCTCCGTTTAAATTCTGATATAGTATCTATCAAAGGTTGTGTCCAATCATCGCGATCTTCCTCGAAGATTTGCACACCCTCATCACCTGCAATACATATAACTAAATTCTTAATCGGCATACCTGTTCTTTCTTCCCACATAATTGCATACGCTGCCGATTGCATAAAATAACCAGAAATCCATTCTTTCTTTTTCCACTTACGGGATGTTTTCCAATCTATAATACTTCTTTTATTATTCCAAATACCAACACAATCTACTGTACCAGCAACACCTAAATGTTCTGAATACATTTTCTTTTCTATTGCAAATACTTCTGATAGACTTGCTGAGATAGCTGGTGTGACATCTTTCATTACTTGTAAATCTAATAGGTTAACATCTACATTCCATTCTTCGTTTGCAATAAATTTTTCTATTAGTCCGTGTACCTTTGTTCCACGTTTAGATGCTTTAGTACTAATTCGATTTGCTTCTTCTTCACCTACACGTTTACGCCATGCGATAATAGCATCTTTATTTAGAATAGATAATACTCTTGTAATACTAGGATATTCGTTTCCTCTTTCGTCTACGTATACCCGACCTGACTTTCTATTTTGTTGGTCTAAACTTTCTTCGTTATATTCGACCGGGGTGTGTTTAAAATTACCAACCACCATCACCTTTTCCTTTTTCTTTTTTCTTAAAATGGAACTTACCAGATAATCCTGCTAATACAAATATGGTACTTGCAAAAATAATACCTGCACATATTAGAAGTGCTTCTAAAATAATAATAACATTCATATCATACACCTTCTCTCTTTCTCCTTTGTCTTCTTAAATGTCTTAAGTATCTTCTTAAATTCTTTTCTTCGAGATATTCTTTATACCACTTTGCCCATAATAAAAAAGCAAAGATAACAAAGATAAGAATAAATTCTACCATTTATCTAAGTTAACTCCTCGAGTATTAAATGTACCCATTGCTCTATTCTTTCTATAATCAAACGGAACACTTACACTAAATGGATTAGATATTCCTGTTCCAACCCATTCTGCTGTATTGTAAATAGTAGAAGGGTTAACATGGTCTAAATATTTATCTACAAACATATTATTTTTTTCACACCATTCTTCTATCTCTTCGTATGTTCCATATACCAAAGTACCCATTTTATATTCGCTATGGTCATCGTGTAGCACTCTTGCTATTTCTTGGTGAGATATACAATTTGAATCACTCATTATTTTCCATCCGCATATCGATGATTCACTTCACTGTGGTGTTGTTCATCTGCTCTTACTTTTTTAATTAAATCTGATAACTTAGCATCACTACTCATATCATAGTATTGTATTGCTAAATGTGGTGCTGGAACATTTAAGATTGTTCCATTCTCTACTAATTCTAAATATTCTGTATAACTAATAACTGCTTCTTCTTCAAAATAAGCTATCATTCTATGTGCTGTTTTATATGATATAATATATACTAAAAAATAAAACAACATAAAAATTCCTTGTGCTAATAATACCAACCATCTTTCAAACCAATTTGGTTTAACTAATTGTACAAAAAACATTAAATGCATTCTTTCGTTTTCTGCTTCGGCTAACATTTCTCTTATGTCTGGACCATATCCAGTTTTCATTTTACGTAAACTTTTTAAATGCAACCACATACCAGCTACCATTCCTGGTACTCCTGCAATTGTTTCTAATACAATAGCTCTATGACCATATCTTTTTGCAAAGAACGTATCCGCAATAAAGCGGAAAAACTTTGTCATAGATTTTGCAAACCAATCACTCATTAGAATAAAGTTGCTGGTGTCATATCTAAACAAACCTCTTGGCCAACTTCTGTTTTACCACATAACATTGTACCATTTAATCTATCTTGACAGACTGGATTTCCTTTGTTGTTAAAAAAACATATATTTGTATTCTCTTTTATTCCCCAGTTTTTATCGGTTAGTGGAATACTAGGCATTACACTGCAAGCTGAAACAATCAAGCTAAAAATGAAAACACCTATTAAAGGACTAAAATTGATTAAGATATTCTTATTCATTTTGTTCGTATATTATCTGCGTACCTTTTCGGTAAACCTTTTTTAATTTTATCTTGCACTTCTTTCCAGCCATCTCCAGCTTTCTTAAGTGTAGACCCTTCTTTCCCAGTAATTAAACCAGGTGCTTTGGAATAGTATCTTTGTATTTGCGGATGCTTTTCCATAAATTCTTCTGCTTCAGAAAAAGACATCATTACTTCAAATATCTCTTCTGTTTCGGTATCTTTAAATTCATACAGTGGCATTTGCTTTTTCCCAGTGTTCTCCAACCCATTGTTCTTTTTTGTATTTCTTTTCGTAAGCATTTGGATTAAACCAATCCGGTTGTTTACGTTTAGTCCATACCATTGGCATATAAGCTAACTTAGTATGGTAAAAATTCTTATATGATTCTACAGCACAATCTGTCATACAATCTGGAAATGCTTTCATTGCTAATGCAAAGTCAGTCATCTTTCCACGTGGTATATTAACAGGTATTTGTTTTAAAGGTTCTCTTAACCTTGTATCTGTACCATGGACTTTATCATATCTATATGTATACTCGTCGCATAATCCAACAAAATGTAAATAATGCCAACGATAGTTATGCACAGATTGCATTGTCCAAGTTGTGCACGGATGATACATGTGTACAGCTTTATATAATACGTCTTCACGTTCATCGCGAAAGACCCATTTCTTTTGAATTGTTTTTCCTGATTTAGATGGACCACGAGTGACCTCGGCATCTAACATTCTGTGAGCTGTAGAAAGCATTTGACCCGATTCTACAATCATTTTAACTATATGCTTATCGCATTGCATTTGTGCTGCGACAACGGGATTTCTATCTAATACAAAAATATTCATAATGTATATTATACCATAAAATAAAGCGTTTGTAAACCTTTATCCTTTTATCACTCCAAGAACCCAATTTTCAGCAGCATTTTCTGCGTACTGTTCACTGTGTTCGTACATTTCTCTTCTTTCAACTAAATCGTCATGAGCATAAAATTCCACAAAGTATCCTTCATAGGCGTGGAATACTTTAGCTGTTTTCGATCCATCTTCCGACAAAAACGTATGTTTTAATGTAGAAGTTGTCATTACCATATTAGTGTTTAACCCTAGCGAACCAGGGTTAAACCCTGACTCTATCCTCCTATTGTTTGTAATTCTTTTATATGTTGTTTCAGACCTAAAGCTTTCTTTTCATTTTTATAAGCTAAAGTATCTTTCCCTCTCGACTTCAATCGTCTTTTATAATGAATTGTCTCTCTGTAATCTTTCTTGAGACGTTCCAAATCTGTAATCATAAGCAATCTCCATGTTGTGATTAATTAAAATTACATAACGAAGGATTATTCCATAGGCTATTTCTCCTTTTTCTGTGTTGTTGTTTTCCTTACCGCTTTTACGATAAGACCTGGAAAAGCTTCATCTACTAAAGCTTTTGTTAAACCTTTTACTTTTAATTTTCTATCTTTTGCAGCAACTAATACATCAGCTTCTGTTGGATGTATTGATTCTAATATATTTAAAAAGATACCTTCTCTACGAATAGGTTTTACTTGATTTGCAAATGGTCCTTTAAAAAAGTATTTAAATTGTTTGTGAAGTTTAAATAACGAATTAGATGAATGACCTTTTGGAGCATCGTCTTTTTCATAAGGTGGTGCACCTGCTGGTAATACTGAAACGACATCAGCATCAAAGTTTATTCTTAAAATATCTTGTAAAGCTGGATGGTTGTTTTCTTTTAACAACTTTACTTTATCTTCTTTTTTTGTTAAGCTTTCAAGCTTTTCGAAAACTTCTGGTATTAATAATTTAGCCATGTGTATAAAATTCCTCCGTACATTCAATTAGATTTTTTAATCTATTCTTAACTAAGTAATTCAAAACCTTCATGTTTGGTGCAGGCTTTGTCTCATTAAAAGTATTTATAATAGTATTTTGTATCTCTTCTGGAATATAATCAAAATCTATTAGTGTTTGGTTTCTTTGAAAATTACGATATATTTCATCGCCCATTTCTTCTCTTAAATTATCTACATTCTCTGCCCAACCATCTATCTTAGCTTGTCTTAATTGGTTTTGATGTTGGTCAGTTATAAAAGTATCATCTGGAGATAATACATTTGGAACACCATCGCCAGAATCACCACGACATACGTGATTCCATTTATATAATCTAGGATTAGGATCGGTGACTAACTTTTTAGTTGCTGGACTAAATTGTTTTACGTTATTAAATTTTTGTAATTGTATAAAATCTTTATCAGAAGATATAATCATAACTGGTTCGTGTAAACCAAATTCTTGTGTTTGCATTGTAAGTGTAGCAATAATATCATCTGCTTCGCATTCATCTAAATGTAATACCTTCCATGGAAAGTTATCTTTTATTTCTTCTCTTAAATCGTTAAGTGTACCAAATATTAAATTCCAATCTAATTCTGATGCTGACCTATTCTTTTTACGATTACCTTTGTACTCTGGAAAGAATTGTTTTCTCCAAGAGTTAAATCCATCGCATGCTAATACCATTTGTCCATACTCATCTCTATATTTTTTATTATACATTCTAAGAGTATTTAAACA